ACAGGATACGGTTTTTATGGAGACGGGCTTTGGGGGAAGGATCCCTCGAGGAAGACTGTCGTTGCCTCTGTGGATAGTGTGGTATCGGGCAACTATTTATTGCCCAAGTTTGCTTTTTCCAATGCCGTCCCGACCGGCCCCAAGAACGTACCGGAGCATATTTGGCAGCCGATCATCCTATACCTGGGCCGCCCGGCCTAGATAGATGACCACGGGCTGATGGACGTGGGGCGGCACGTTCTGCGGGCCGGTGGGGACAACATTGGAAAGCATAAATTTAGGGCTAGGATTGTTGCCCGTGGGAAAGCCCGTGCCATAAGAAACATTAATTTTTAGATTGGGGTCAGGCCCCCAAGCACCATCACCGTATAAGAACCATCCGCCACCGCTTACAGGGAAAACACCGAAGTGACCTTCAACATTCCGAATTTCATCTCTATGCCAGGCCCCGGCCTCCCGCTCCGCCCCGAGCACCCAATTTCGGAAAAACTGGCCGCCATGCAAAGGCAGGTACAATCCCGTGGGGTTAGCGCTGTTCTGGCGGAATTTGCCGAGGTTGGCCGCCTGTTCTTCGGTATCGGCGTCCCAAGGCATGACAAGGCCGGTAAAGCCGCCCTGCTCATAAACCTCGCCAAACTCCGGCCAGTCCTCGAACGCCACGAAAGAGCCGTCCGGCCAGGCATGGTCAGCTGGCAGCACGGTAGAACGGTGAAACTTGGGCGCGCCGATGGAAAGTTTATTCAAAAATTCGGCTCTCTCAGCCCAGGCGTCCGCCTTTTGAATGACGGACAGCACGCCGTTTTTGTCCACGGTGAGCGAGGTGCCGTCAGGGGCCACAAGGCCCGGCCTGCCCTGCTCGGCCACCCGCAGCATAACAGCGGCAAAGGCCGCTTCCAGGGCGTCAAGATCGCCGTCGTCCCTGACGCCCGGCGCGTAACGTCGCGCCAAAAACTGCGCCAGACCCGCAGCCATATGTGCGGCCTGCCGGGCCTGCTTGTTGGCCAGTTCCTGCCGCGCTATGCCCGGCTGATGGCCGATTCTGCGCTGCGCGTCGGCGGCGTAGTCCTCTTGCGCAAGCAGATCGCGCCCATCAACGCCCTGATCGCAGAAAGGCAAGATGTCGTTAATGACATCGACCGGGTCCACGACAACGCCTACATCCTTGGTGGTGGCCATGTTTTTCTCCTTCGGCCCCGGTATAACCGGGGCAGGTAAAACTATTCACCCCTGAAACTGCTCAGGGGGCGGCGGCGGTCTATGCCGCAGGCCGCAGCACGGTCGGCCAGCTGCCACTCCCCCAGCCCGCAAGCCCGTCCGATTCGCAGCCCCAGGCGAACAGCGGCCCGCCGTCCTGCGTCACCGCATACCAGCGTACGCGCACGCCTTCAGGTTTCAGGGGGATGTAATTGCCCATGAGCAGAGCCTGAGTGACGGCGTCCGGACGCATGCCGGCAATGCCCACGGCCATGCTCATATCCTGGTTGTCCTGAATCAGGATGATGCCGCCCGTATCCGCAAAGACGGCTTCCCACACGGCATACGCGCCGGGGACGGAGCCGTCCCAATGGTTCGCGGCGATGCGCGCCTTCACAAGACGCCGGAAGATATCGTCCGGCAGGCTGGTAAGGCCGCTCTCCGGATCAAAACGTCCTTTCCACGTTCCTTCGGCCCAGCCCACGCCGGCCTCGCCCCAGGAAAAATACACGCCGTCCAGAGGCACGCGCAGCACGCGGGTAATGCCCACCCACAAGCCCACGGCGTCAAGCTGGGCGCCAATGGCTGTATTCACATCAAAGGCGGCGGGCAGAGATGCCAGCAAGATCTGGGCGTCAGCCAAAGGCCGGGTCAGCACGGCCACTAGGGCGGTAAAGCGCGGTTTCTGGTGCTGGCTGGTGACAAGCCCGACATACTCGTTATCAGCCATGACTATTCGCCTCCGGGCAGGCTGATGTCCTTCGCCACGCACGAGGCGGCGGCGTTGAAGGCAATGGAGATATTGCCTTCATGCCATTCAGCCTCTCCATCCGGGGCATCGCCGGTGCAATATTCCATCTTCAACACGTCGAAGGTGCGCGCTCCGGCAGTGTCCGCCGCGTTGATGGGGGTCAACAAACGGCTGGCCAGCACGTCATCGCCAATGCGCAGAGTATTGATATGGTCCGCGAGGTTTCTTTTGATGGCCGCGCCGGTGGTGGAAAGATACCCGGCCAGCGGCTTCAGGGTCACGCGCAGGCGCACGCGCACGAGCAAAGGACGATAGAAACGGATAGGATTCGGCAAGCCTTTGGCGTCCCGTGTCATGACCTCCACGTCCCCAAGGGTGTAGCAGCCCGGCGTTTTTTTCAGGGCTATGGCCTCGGCAACGGCCGCGTTGTCGCCGCCTTCCACCACAATGCAGATGCTGTGCGGCGGCAGGCCGTCGGCGTCCGTCTCGCTGGTGTCGTTTTCATAGCCGCGCCAGCGGCTGACGCCCCTGACGTTGCCCACGGCCCCCAGCGTGCCCTCAAATACGGTCTGGCTGGGCAGTGCCGTGGACACGGCCTGCCGCCCGCGCAGGGCCGCGTCGGTTTCGACGGCGGCGCCGGGTGTGGCGGCCTGGGGATTGCTGACGCTTTGCCAGCCGCGACAGGGCGTGGCAATCTTGTTGACCTCGCCAGCGGCTGCACGCACGTCGCCGATGTCTTGCGCCGTGGCGGTAACGTGTATCTCGCCGGATGTTGGTATTGTGACACTGGCGGGCAGTTCCCATTTCCGCCCCGCCTGATCCTCCACAATTCCGCCGCTGATAATGGTGCCGACCGTGCCGACGCAGACCACGGGTACGGTGCTGTACCCGGCAGCCTGCCGGCGGATGCCGTTAATCACCACCATGCGCGATAATCCGGCCCCCTGAGCGGTCTGGGATGAAAAGGCGTTGTAGACGGACGCAGCAAGGTTGTACGTGTCCTGCTGGGCAAGAGCAAAGATGGATACAAGCTGCCCCTCCTGGCTGTCCGGCTCAAGATACAGATCCTCGCCGAGGATGGCCTTGACCTCCGCCCGCAATAATTCCAGCGTGGCGACATAGTCCGGCAGATGGAAGCCGTCGCGGTCAATGTACGCGCCGTCGGGCATGGGCTTCTCCTATATGATGATGTTTACCGGCACCGGCCCGTAAACAGTGCTGATTTCGGCGGATACGGTGATTTTGCGCGTCTCCGGGTCAAATGTGCTTTCGTAGCTCATCAGTTCGTTCACGCCCTCGGTCTGCAAGATGCGGCGGCGCAGGATCGGGTCATAGGTGTCTCTGGTATGCTTGCCCCAGACGTGGGTGACGTAGGGTGTACCCTCGGTGAGATCTAGAAACCATTCCCCGGACAGCAGGGCCAGCCGGGTTTTCACGGCCTGGGCGACGCCTTCCGGCGTATCCACATGATAGTCCGCCGTGCCGTGGCCCATTTGAAAGTCGCCCGCCGGATCAAGTTTGCGGTAGCGCATTACGAGGGTTCCCCGGTCATGCCGCCGGAGTCGCCCGGATGGATGTGATGCGCGGTGCTCTTGCCCTCGGCGTGGATGTCGCCCGAGGCGTCCAGCGTGCCGTCAAGGGACAGCGCGCCCTTCATCTCCAGGGTCCCGGCCCCGCCGCCCGTGCCAGTGGTAGTGACGTTGCCCTCCAGTACGATCCGCGGCGCCTTGATGGTACAACTGGCGGATGCTTCCAGACTGACGGCCCCGGCGGGCGCAATAGTGATGCTGCCCTGCGGGTTTTTAGCTTCAATCGTATAGTCAGGCCTCATGGTCAGGCTGGCTTTGCCGTCGTCTGTCCGCAGTTGGACATTCTCAATATCCACAACGGGGTCCAGTTTTGTGGCCTGCGACCTGGGGCCGATGATGGCCAGGCCGTCGGAAAGATCGTGCATGCGGCCGTCGGGCGGGGGCGCGGCCTCGCCGCCCTGCCACCAGCCGTCAATGCAGCGGCTGGAAAACACCACCAGAGCCTCATCCCCCTCTCGAATCGGATAGGTCAGGCTGAAGCCACCCCCGCAGGGGAAAACCACGGGCACATCCACCAGCAGGGGCATTTGCACGTTTTTACTCTTGCCGTTCTCGTCCCGCACGCTGCCCTGGACGGCGGGCTGCACGCTCACGGTCATGGCCGCCGGATCAAAAGACTGGACAATGCCCGGCAGGGCCGTCCACATGCGGGCCTGATGGCCCTCCTGCGCAAGGCGCTGGCTCTCCACCGGATCGCTCTGCCGCTCGCTCCTGTCCATTTTTCCTCCGTGTGCCGGCCTAAACCTGATCCAGCGGCAGGCGCATAGTGTCGTCGATGCCGATGCAGAGCATGTCCGCATACCAGTCATTGCCTCGCGTATCGCCCTTGAATTCCACCTTGATAATCCGGTAGATGCCGTCGTCATCCAGACGGGCCGCGCCCTGTCCTGCGGCGGCCTTGAGCGGGGTCTGCATGCGTTTGACGCTCGCGTTGTCCAGCTTGATGCGGCCGCCGATGCGCAGCAGGGGATTGAGCAGCGCGCGCACGGTCAAGCCGTTCTGGGTCTGCTCCGGTGTGCCCACAAGGCCGGTTTCATGGGTCAGCAGCACGGCCTCGCCGGGCAGATACCCCTTGCGCGGCACCATCTGCACCTTGCCGTCCTGGATGCTCCAGTCCGTATCCGTGTCGCGGGCCTCGTCGCGCATGTACTGCCGGGCCATGCCGTATATGACCTTGCCGCGCGGCAAAGCCTGTCTGCCCAGATCCGGCACGTATCCGGCCTGCGCGCCTTTTTCGGCCATTGCGCCCTGGCACACCCGCACCCTGTCCGCCGGGCGGCTGCCCGCCGCCAGAGTGGTGTTGACCGTGGCGAAGTTATAGGCACGGTCGCCGTCCGCCGCTAAAATGGAGAGCACGGCGTCAGTGCCGTTTTCCCGCCAGGTGCGCACCTGCCGGATGTTGCCCCGGAAGATCAGACCCGCATTGCCCTCATACCCGGCCGACAGGGCTACCTGGGTAAATTCCCGGCGGATTCTGGCGGCGGTATCTCCGGACAGGTTATAAATGTTGATTTCCGCGCTGTTGGGCGTTTCCACATCGCCCTTGCGAGTCTGAAACGTGATGCGCAACTCGGACAGGTCCAGACCTTCGCCCGAATCCGCGCCCACCAGCAGGGAACAGACCCGCAGCCAGCAGCGGCCTTTCTCGTCCTGATTTGTTCCGGTCCGGCTCATGCGTTTTCCTCTTCCGTCTCAAACAGCAGCGGGACGCCTTCCCCCAGATTGTCCAGAGCGGGCGGCAGGTCGCCGGAGATGTACAGCGCTCCGCCCAGGCCAAGGTAGCCGTAGGGGGCCAGCAAGTCGCAGCCGGCCACCAGTGGGATGCCGCAGACCAAGGGCGTCGCGTCATCGGGCTGATCGTAAACATCGAGCAGCCAGCCGCCGGGCACATTCGCTGCCGGACTCTCGGCCCAGTGAAAGGTCAGACGCAGTTCGCGCCCGGCCAGGGTGATGCCGAAAGCCTGCGGCTCGGGCGTAAGCGGGATTTCATACAGTGCCATGCGGGCACTGTAGCGGGGGCGGGGATATGCGTCATACCCTGAAATTGTTCAGGGTATGACGCGGAGGGGGTTATCCCAGACCGGACTTGAGCATGCTTTTGGGCTTGGCCTGCTTTTGCCCCTTGTCCGCCGTGCCGCCGGTACGGGCGGCGTTTTTGTGTCTGTTGCGGGGCGGAACGCTGGCGGTCCGCGTGCGCACGATAATGACTTCTCGGCATGAGGCCGTGACTACCAGCGCTTTTTCCGTGGTCGCGTCCGTGGTGCAGCTCACGCTTTCCAGCAGCATGTTGTCGTAGAGCCGCTTGCCGGTGACGATGGAAAACGGCTCGCGCTTGCGCATGAGTTCCAGCAGCCTGTCGTACATCTCCCGCGCCGCGCCGTCGCCGTCCGCGTCCGAGACGCCGGCGCGGACGGTCAGGGCGGCGGGCATGACATAGGCATGGTCGTTGATGTTGGCCCCCTGTTCCACGGGGTGCTCGGTGATGGTCAGCTTGTCCTCGTGCTGTTCCTCTACCACGACCGCGAATTGCAGACCGCCCAGATTCCGCCCGGTGATGACCGTGCCGCCCTCGCTCATCGCACCGCCCCCTGAGTGTGTCGCGCCAGATCGGCGGCGGTGCGGTCCTGAGTGCCGGCCACCCTGTTTGCCACCTGTTCCGGGCTTTGCGCGCCGTTGACCGTAATTTCCGTTTTTGACTCCACATTGACCTCGCTGCTTTTATGGCTGGCCGCCATAGCCGGCATGGGCCGGGGCGTCAGCGCCGGGCCGCCGGGTATTTCCATGTTCATGCCGCCCATGCCCATTTTGTCTTTCAGCCAGTCCGGCATCCAGTCGGTAAGTCCGCGCAGCTTTTGTTTGAGCCAGTCCACGGCCGGGGCAAAAAACGTCTTGATGCCAGCCACGGCCTCTTCCGCCCAGGCCGCGAAATCAGGAAAGGCCTCGGCCACGCCGTCCCATAGGTGCGCAAAGAAATCCTTGATGGGTTCCCAGTATTCAATGACCAGCGCGGCAAAAGTCAGGAGAACGCCCAGGGGGTTGGCCCGCAGGATGCCCCAGAGCACTTTAAAGGCCGTGGCCACGCCGCCGACAATGCCGGTCAGGGCCAGCAGCACGGATTTGACGGCCATGCTTATGCCTACGCCCCAGGCAATTGCCGCGAACAGTTTTTCATTTTCCCGGCAGAATGCGGCCACCTTGTCCATGGCGGCGCTCACGGCCTTGCGCACGCCCTCAATGCCTGCCGCCCACGGCCCCCAGTCAAAATAGCTTTCGCCGCCCTCCATATAGGTGAGATAGTCGTCCACCAGGGCAACGATGGCGGTCAACCCGGCCACGACCATGCCCAGGGGCGTGGCCAGAAAACCCGCGTTGAGCAGCTTCCAGGCGGCCAGGAAAAGCGCCAGCCCCTGCACTACCTTCTTCTGGCCGTCGTCCAGCTTGTCGTACCAGGCTACCAGAGCGGCGGCCCAGGTGACCACGCGGCGTACGAAAGCCCCCACAACACCGGCCACGCGCAGTACGACGTCAATAACCACTTCGAAAATCCGCTTGATTTTGGCGAAATTTTCCATGACTACCCGGCGCAAATGCTCAATATCGCCGCGCAGCCTGCCCAGAAACGCGCCGCTCACGGCTTTGGCCAGCAGGTCGCTCATGGTTTTCAGCTTGCCCAGCTCGGCCAGGAAGGCTTTGCTGTTTTCGACCGCGGCCTGTGCGTCGCGTCCGGCCACATCATACATGGCCGAGAACTCATCCTTGAGGGCGGTGACGTCTCGCGTCAGCATGGGCACCAGCGCGGGGTCGATGCCCATGCGTCTGGCATAGAGCCGGGCGGCCTGGTCGTTCATGCCGCGCATGCGCTCGCCCACGCGCTCAAGCAATACGCTGGTGTCCTTGATATACGGGTACTTGTCTTTCAGGCTGCCCAGCGCGGCGGCCACGGCCTCGGAGCTGGCCCCGGTCTGTTCCGCCACGTAGCCCAGTTCTTCCAGCTTCCGGATGGGCACGCCCAGGCTTTCCGCCTGCCTGGCCAGGATCACTTCGCTTTCGGCGACGCGCATGATGCCGGCAAAAGCCGCGCCGGCGGCCAGGGAGACGGCCGCGCCGAAACCGGCCACCTTGGCCAGTGCGCTTTTCAGGCTGCCTTCGTCAGCCTTGAAGCCCACGGAAGCCAGAAATTCGGCGATAGTGACGGCCATCAGGCATCCTTGTTTTTGAGCGCGTCCAGATAGCGGCGCTCATTTTCATCCTGCACGTCGCAGGCGTCGTTCATCAGGGCGACGTCCGCCAGATCCAGCGTGCCGTCCTTCAGGCTTTCGTAGCGGCACATGCCCCGCAGCACGGGGCGCAGCAGCCAGTCCTCGCCACCGGACAGGCTCACCCAGTCAACGCTTACGTCGTCTTTTCCGCTTCCCCCCCAGTCGTACCGGCAAACGCCGGGAGGGCGCGAAAAAAACCGGACAGACTGTCGCCGAGTACCTGCGCCGTCAGGGACAGCATAGTCAGCAGATCCAGATCCGCGAACATCAGCCGCCCGTTATTGCGCACCGGAGCCCAGCCCCCGCCGGGCTGGCGCATATCCACCACGTCCAGGGCGGCGTTGCAGACGTATTCCAGGCTTTCGTCCGGCAATTCGCCGATGGCCGCGCACAGCGGCTCCAGCAGCGTTTCCGGGCGGGCGGCGTCGTAGCCGTCAAACAGACTTTTCAGCCTGCCCAGCACGGGCGCGGCGCGCTTGAGCACATACATCTGGGCAAAAGCGTTGAGCCTGCCGATCTTGTAAACAACGCCCTGAATCTCGACTTCTTTCATGTCTCACCTCATTCCAGTTCCGGAGTGCCGGAGCCGATCTGCACCTCGATCTTGCCCGCGTGGAATGTCCACTGGAGCGTGCCGCCTTCTTTGGCGAAAACCTTGTCCGGGGCCTTGGCAAAGGCCACCTCCTGGCAGGTGGCGGTATCCCCGCGCGCCACGTCGCGCACGGTAATGGTGTTGCGCCCCCAGTTGACGCTGGACTGCGCCTGATAATTGTACAGATTCTGCAACAGGCGGTTCACCGGGCTGTTGCGCAGGAGATTGACCGTAATGGAGCCGGAAGCGTCGGCGGACAGGCTGTGCATGACGGCCCCGTCCGCGCCCACAAGCATGACGTTTTTGTCGCCCGTGGGGGCAATGGTCAGGCCTTCCTGGGCAATGCCCGCCCGGTCGCCGGAAAGGGGAAAGTTGCCGCCGGGGCCGCTGATGGCCGCATGAACGTCAAGAAAAGAATATGCGTATCCCATGCCGCTACCTGTTTACCTGTTGACATTAATGGCTACATCCACCGAATGGATGGCCCCGGCCAGCTTGACGGCGCACTGGACAGGCGGGGCCTTGCGTTGTTCCCGCTCGCTCTGGGCCTGCAATTCAACGGGCTCGGAGTAGACGTAATAGCCTTTGGGCAGATAGTCCCCGCGCTCCAGCTGGCCGAAGCCGTCGCCGTTCCAGGTGCCGGGAGCCACCAGGGCGTTGTTGACAGCCTGCTCCAGTACGTTCTCAATGCAGGTGATGAGCTGATGCACGCCGCTGTTGGTCTGGGGAATCTTGGTCTTGCTCTGATAGAGCAGATTCCACAGTTCGGTCTGGACGGCGTTTTGCAGCCAGTCCGTACCGTGGATCTCGTCAAACCAAGTGTCCCCGCTCATGACGCCCTCTTGTAAAATTGCCGTGTCGTTGTTGTAGGCCGCGAAGACATTGCAGCGCTTGGCGGCCAGGGTGTTGGCCTGGCTTTCGGTGAGCCCCTCGGCCTCCACGCTGGGCAACTGTTTGAACTTGAGTGTGATGGTGCTGCGGTTGGCCGAAAAGTTGACCGTAAACGCCCGTCCGATGGCGCTGATGGCCGCATACTTGTTGGCGCTGTAGCAGCAGAACAGGCGAGAGAGCTTGAGCGCCTTGCCCCGGCTGGCCAGATCGTCGGCATAGGCGGCGTCCATCACACGGGTGTCCGTAATGGTGGCCGCGTATATGCGGCTTTTGGACGCGGCCTGAATGTACTGGGCCACAACCAGATGGTCGTCCACGCCCAGGCCGTCGTCGGCCACGGCTAAGCCGTACCAGTCGCCCCGGTCGGCCAGTTCCACCACGCATTCCTTGATGGTTTCGGCGGGCAGGCCGTCTTGGGGGGCCAGGGCCGTGGCCGAGGTCAGCTTGAGCATGTCGGCAATGGCCGTGCCTTCGGCGGCGCCCGTGCAATAGGTCAGGCTGGCGCCCGGACCGGCGTCAAGCGTGGTCAGGGTGAAGCGCTCGCCGTCCCAGGCGCAGGCCACGCCGCTGGAGGCAACTTTGCCGCTGATGGCGGCAGCCACGGCATTGAGATTGGTGACCTCGGAAAAGTCCAGGCCGGTCACGGCGTGCGTCTCCCCGGACACATGCAGGGTCAGGCTGCCGTCGGCAATGGCGGTCCAGCGCGCGCGAGCCGCTTCCTCGGCGGTCAGGATGCCGCCGCGCAGCATGGCCGGGCAGGGCGTTTTGACCCAGCGCCCGATCTGGAGGATGGCCGGGCGCGGCGACTGGCTGAAAAACAGCTCGGCCGCCAGATATTCCGGGGCGTCAAGGCCGAAGTCGGACGCCACCCCGTCAATGCCCGTATAACTGCGGATGCGCTCGGCGGGAGGAATCACGTCAGACGCCCCGGCAATGAGCAGCACGCCGAAGTTGCGGCGGCTGGCGGCCAGAGGCTGCAAGTTGATGGTCACGTTGACCACGCGGTCAACCGAGAGGGCTTTTGTCGCCATGTCTGTCTCCTTTTACATTATCCGGTAAGGTTGTATTTTCGCGTCAGGCAAGGAAGACAAGTTCTTGCTGACGGGAGTGGACTCTTCTGGTCCTCGACCGGAAGCAAAAACGCGGTCTGACGCGGCATCACGCGAAAAGACGGCCTTACCGTGACCGGCCGCACAGGCCGCAGGCCCGCACGCTCCGCAAATCCCTGATGTCCGCACGGCCTTCGCCGCTTTCCAGCCTCGGCCCGCGCGTCAGCGTGACCTGAATGTCCTGGCGGCGTATCCAGCGGAAATTGACAAGTTCCGGAGCGGGAATAATGTCCCCGGCTTCCACAAAGGCCAGATTGGCGCTTTCGCGCAGCACGGCCCGGTTCTGTTCGATAAACAGCCCGTCCCGCAAGGCTCTGGCCAGGGCGCTGGCGCGCGGGCCGTAAAAACTGCACAGGACAATCAGGCGTTCATGCACTTCCAGTCGGGTTTCACCGCCCTCATGCCATGCCGTACCACCGGGCGCGCCCTGATTGATGACGCCGACCGCGCACCAGTCCCGTTCCGCCCCCGGCGTTTTGGGCGGTTCCGGCTGCCAGCGGGGACGGACGTCCTTTCCGGGCAGGCCGGTCAGGCCGCAGACCGCGTCGTGCAGGGCATCCTCCAGCCATGCCTCATCAGGCCCGGCCTGCGGGATAATCCAGCCCGCGCGGGTGCTGTCAGCCAAGGGGTCGCTCCCGTTGCGCCAGAGCGCGGGTGTAGCCCGGCCAGGTTTCCACGGCGGACACCGTGTAACGCCCGCCGCCGTATACAACGATATCGGCGGCAGTGCCTGCGTCCACGTTGCCCACGCGCAGAGGGGTGCGCGTGTAGATGCTCAGTGTTTCCCTGTCTCGCTCGCCCTCGGGCAGGCGCTCAAGCTCGCGCGGGCCGGCCGGTTGCACTACGCCGGTCATGGATTGCGCCTCTTCGGAATGCCCCGCCCGCCCCTTGTCGTCGACGGTTTCAGCCCGGCGAAGAACGGTAAAGGAGACGCAAAAGTCCGGACCATCCAATAAAAAAGATATATCCATCATGAAGCGCTCCCCGGCGTTACCAACGACTTGCCTTTTTTGCGGACAACGTAGGTATGACTTTTCATAAGCTGCGCCGTATCCAGCAGGGGGTTGAGTTTGCCCTTTTCCCTGCGGCTCTTGCCGCGCACGGCTTCGCCCCCCTTGTCCCTGATCACGTTGCCCTCGTCGTCTTTTTTCAGGGGAGAGGCATCCAGGGTGGCGTCCTTGAGAGGTGGCCAGTCGTTATTCTGGAACCGCGCCCGCACGGCGTTCTGCCCCAGCAGGCCGATTCGGTTCAGCGCCGCGTCCACGGCGGCTTCGTTGCCCTTCAGGGCCTGTTCGGCCGCCCCTTTGAGAAGGCCGGCAGCCTCGCCCTTGATATCCCCCACGCCCGGCAGAAGATGCGGCCGGGCCGGGATGCCCGCCGCCGGCGCGCCGTATTCATGCAGGTACGACAGCTCCGCGTTGTTGAGCCCGCCCTGGCGAGGGGCGGCGTTCTCCGCCGGAACTCCGATGAACACGTCCTTTTCGGTCAGGGCCTCCACCGCTTTGCGGATGGCTCCGCTCATGTCGGCCACCTGTCTGACGCTGAGAGTGGGCTTCATACGACACATCCTCCCGCGCCGATGATCCGCACGAGTTGCCAGAACTGCTGTCCGTACACGGTGCTGTTGTACTGCCCGGCATCGGTCAGGGCGCTGCCCTGGGCGGCGGCCCCGGCCCGCGTCACGGCATGGGACATGCCGCCCACGGTTTTGGTCTCCGCCGTCACCGGCCCGGCTGCGGCGTCAATGCCGCCGGTGCCGTCCCCGGCCTTGCCCGCTTCCAGCTCCAGCGTGAGCTGGTGGGCGGCGTACAGCCCCATGCCCTCGTCCAGCAGCTCGCCCCAGCGCGCGGCGGGCAGCAGTTTGCCCGCCACGGTCAGGTGAAAGCGCACGCGCGCGTCCGGCGCAAGCTCCGGCGTGAACTGCGGAAAGGCGGCGCGGAACGCGACGATATCCATGCTAGACGCCGTCCGCGTAGGCCACGGTTTCAGGGTATACAAACTCCATCTCGCCCAGGGCCGCGTAGTAGGTGGTGACCTGATAAAGCCCGCGGTACTCCACCGGCGTATGCTGGAGGGGCACCAGGGGATAGCGGACGTACTGGCGGTTTTTGGTGTAGGCCACCATCCGGTCCTTGCCGGACGCGCCCGCCCCTGTTAGGTGCTTGACCGGGGCGATTTCAAGCAGCCGCCCGTTGACGGTATTGCACAGGCACTGTTCGCGCACGTACTGCAAAATGCTCACGCTGCCGGCGTCGGTAATGGGCCGCGTCAGCTTGCTCATGGCCGCGGGCGGCACCAGCAGCCGGTCGGGCAATACGGCATAGCCGCTTTGCAGCCAGGCTTGTTCAAGGATAGCGTTGATGCTGTCAAGGATCTGCGTGGGCGTGGATGTGGCCCAGGTCTTGCCGACGGCCGCGGGCGTGATGTCCGGATTGTTGATGAGGCCCGTGGCCCCCACCATGCTGTCCCCCAGATAGACCATCTGGTCGATATCCATCTGGTTTTTGAGCGTCAGGCCGTCAAACTTCTGCTGGTCTATGGGGCGGCCCGTGCGCTGGGCGGCGGCCAGCTCCTGTACCGTGAAGCCGATCTCCTGGCCCCAGAGACGCAGGGGCTTGCTGGTCTTGTCGATGCTTACGGCCATGCCGGCAATGGCGGTGCTGTCCTTGCCCACCCAGTTGATGCCGTTGGCGTAGATGCCGCCGGCGGCGGCAAAGCTGCTGTTGGTAAAGCTGCTCATTTCGTCGCCCAGGGTCACGTCTTCACGCAGGTCCACATCCCGGCCCCAGGTGACCACGGCCAGGGGCGCGTGCAGTTCGGGGTCGAGGCGCTCAAGCTCCCCGACCAGGAAGGCCCCGGCGTCGCGAATGGTTTTGCTGTCAAGAATGAACATTGCCGCTCCTACAGATTAAAAGAGATTTCGACGTTGCCGCCGGCATCGGCCTCGCCCATGAAAAGGCAGCCGGCCACGGCCAGGGTTTTGCCTTCCACGGCGGCGGCCTCGATGTCGCCCACGGCCTTGCCCGCCTCGGCCGTATGGCGCGCATACACATGGCCGCCCTTGGCGGAAGTGCCCCGGGCCAGTTTGACGGTCATATAACCGCGCCGCAGCACATCCTGAATGTCGCCGGAGGCGGCGGCTTGAGACTGCGTGGGATACGGCCGCGCGATGAAGCCGTAAACAACGTCGTCAGCGGCTGCGAGCGGGGCCAGCTTGCCGGCGGCATCCAGCTTGACCGGCGAGCCGAAGGCCACTTCTGCGGCCATCAGGCCCGCCTCAAGGGTGGATTCGGCCTTGCGGCTGACATCGCCGGGAAAACCGGCGGGCATACGGGTCAGATAGGCGTTGCCCATCACTTGCCTCCTTTGTAGAATTCGGTGTTCAGCCTGTTGATGTCCGCCGGTGTAAAGGGTTTGCGCGCGCCGTTGCCGGGCCGGGAAAGGCTGTCGGTGGTGCGGCGGTTGTTGTTGGCGGCGGTCAGGGCCGACACGGCCATGAAGGCCGCCCGGATTTCGGCCGTACCGGCGCGGGCCAGAGTCTTGTTGCCCAGTATGCCGTCCACAACGCGCCGGGCGTCCGCGTCGCGGCAGGCCAGAGCCAGGGCGCTGCGCCGCACGGCGTCGGCGCTGTCGCCCCGGCGGCAGCCCAACAGGCCCATGCGCCGGGCGTCACGCACTGTATCCGCGTCGGCCAGGCGGCGCGGCCTGCGGTCCGTGGTTCTGTTCGGGGGTTCGTCCTCGTCATGCGCGGATTCTTCATCACGGGAAGGCGCATCCTCATCCTGCGCGGGTTCTTCATCGCAGGTCGGGCCGTCTTCATCCCGCGCCGGATCTTCGTCCGCATTCTGCCGGGGCTTGAGCGCCTCGACCAGGGTGCGCAGCATGAGCTTGATTTCCTCAAGGCTGGCGGCCAGATCGTCGTCCGTGGCCGTTACAGGCTGGCCTTCCCCCTCCTGCGCCGGAGGATTGTCCCCATCCCGCGCGCCCGCGGATTCTTCAGCCTCGGCGTCCTTCAGCAGGCGGCGCAGCCTGTCCGCCCAGCCCGGTTTTCCGTTCTTTTTCTCAGCCATAGGATTCTCCCTGTCCTTGATTTTACAGCGCGCCCCGGCCCGGCCGTGGTCCACCAGGGCGACATGGTTGCCCAGAATGTTGATCTGCCGCCCCACGCCGGGGCGGATGACCTCGAAATCCGCGTCATAGCCGCAGGAAAGCTCGCGCAGCCCGTCGTTCACGGCCTCAATGGCCTCGGCGTCCGTGATAAGGATGTCCGCCAGCATGAGGTCATCCGCCTCACTCCGCCCCGGGTCACCCCGGCGCACGTTAAACAGCAGGCCGCGCGCCAGTTCCGACCAGTTTTCCGGGCTGACGTCCTCGTCCGGGTGATCCAGAGTCAGCGGTTTGCCCTCAAAACTTGCCAGAGTGCGCGGGCAAAACACCTCGGACGCATCGCGGCGGATGAATACCCAGTCGCCGTCAAAGCCCTCGCAAATCTCGGGCGCGACTTCTTCCGGCAGGTAGCGCATGACACCCGTGCGGGCCACGGCCACGCCGGGGCAGAACAGATAGCCTTCGGGCGTCCGCTCGATATGTTCGGAGAGTTTGGCGGTGGTATGGATGCGCATGGACAGACCATGCGCGAAGGGGGCAAAAAAAAGTACCCTGAAATTGTTCAGGGTACTCTTTTTGAGTTGTGGAAGGCGGTACAGGGAAAGGAGGGCGGCCGCTGAATCAAATTTAAGGCGTTTACGGCCCGTTTACGGGGCGCGAAAACAGTTTTTCCGGGCGTGCGTGCGGGCCGGAAAAAATCGGGGCTCAGGCGGCGTTTTTGGAATATTTGCGAACCAGTTCCAGTTGGTCCTCCGGCAGACCGGCAAGCAAAATATCAGCGCCGCCGTCCGGCTTGTCCCAATAAAACTCCAGGGTATGAGGATCACCCTCCACAACGATCGTCGCTTCCGTGCCCACGGGAAAAGAAACTTTTTCGCCCCCCTCCGATATGCCGGAAACAGGGGCAAGAATCCTTACCACGTCAGGTTCATGAATTTCGGGCATTTCCCCTCTCTTGCTGTCAATCGTCGATATAGGCCGTGATCAGCTGCGGCCTGGTACTGCTTGCCATATTTTTTCTAACATACTGCCAAACGCTTTTGACCTCAATCGTTTTGCCGTTGGGGCCGGTTATGGGGACAAGGGCCACAAATTTTTCCGCGCCCTGGGGGGTAAATCCGTCACGCTTCGCCTTGACGGCGGGCAGACCGGCCAGCAGCTTTTCTTCCAGCTCGCACGCGTGCTCAGGCGTAAAGCCCAGAGCCGCCCTGAATTTGCGCGCCTTGTGCTTCCCCGAAGAGTGCTCGGGGTTCAGGGAATATCCGGAGATCTTGCCCACAGGAACAAAAGCCCGCTCCACATTATACAGCGGCGCGCCCGGCACATGCCGGACAACTTCGGCCCCGGCGCTCTTCTCCCATTGCGTGAGTAGGCGTTGTGTGCCGCCCGTCTTTTCCTGCGCCTGCGTGGGCAGGCTGACGGCAAAGGTTTTGCGGTTGCCGTCACCCCTGGGAATAACCGGCTCCGGGTAGCAGCGGCAATACGGGAACTCCCCGGCATGCCCGGTCATGCCGTCCAGAACGGGCGGCTCGGCCCAAGGCACGTACTTGCCCTCCTGCGCGCGGTGGCTGGGGCGGGTGGCCCCGTCGCGCACGCTGCGCCAGATATAGCCCTCGCTGCCTACGGCCCCGGCGCGCGCCCGGGTTGACGCCGTGGACGCCTTGCTGACTTCGGTGAGGGCGATGCAGCGGGCGCGGCTCATGGTCACGCTGCCGATGCCGACCAGTTCCCTGGCCATGTCCTCGGCGCGCATGCCGGTTATCAGCGCCTTGTGGGCCAGTTCTCCGGCGCGCTGGGCGGCCTCCAGCGGAAGTGTCCTGATCAGGCGTGTGTTTTCCTCAATCCTTGCGGCCACAACCTGCCCGATAGGGTCGCCCTCCAAAAACATGCGCATGTCCAGGCCCATGCGGGAGGAGATACGGCGAAACTGCTCAAGATTTCCGCGCGCCACGCCGTCGAGCATGTTGGCCGCGCTCTGGCGCGCCCAGGGCGTAATGGTTTCGGCGTAGGCCCGCAGAATGTCTTCCGCGTCTCGAGGGCGATGGCTGGTCAATACATGACTGACCCGCCCGGCCAGACTGCGCAACGTGCGTTCGTACACCCGTTCCGCCGCCCGGCTCGGCATAAACGCTCCGGCCTTGGTCGCGTCGCCCCAGGTCCAGGCGAGATCCGGCCAGGGGGCGGAAATCACATCTGTTCCCCCGCCTGCTCAGGCGGGATGCTGAAGCCCTTGCCGACGTCGCCCATGATTTTTTCCGCCTGCTCTTCGGTAAGGGGGAAGGCAGCCAGGAGCATCTGCACGGCGCTGCTGCGGGGCAAAAGCCCGGCGGCCACCTGGGAAACTATCTGCACCATTGAGGTGACCTGCGCGCCGTTGAGACTGATTTCCTGCGGCGTCGGCGTGTCCGCGCCCTCATGCGTCGGCATGCCCCCCCCGAGTTCCGGAATCTCCGGGGCCTGTTCCGCCTTTTGCGCCGCGTCGATATCCGCGTCGCTGATATTGGCAAAGCGTCCGGTCAGGCGCGCGCCGTCACGCAGGGCCGCGAGGGCCTGCGCGGGAGCGATGATGCCGCCCTGCGTCAGAGCCGCCACGGCCTGGGCGTCCGCCGTGGCGATTTGCGCCTTGTCCATCTCCGACGGCTGTAACAGGTTCTCGAACTCAAAGCTGAAGCCTTCCGGCAGCGGCTCACCCCACAGGCTGCGCGCCAGCACGGCAAAGATCACGTCCAGGGCCGGGCGCAAATCGTCATCCTGCAAGGTGGCGATGGTGTCGTAATAGGTGCGCAGATCGCTTTCGCCCGTGGAAAACCCCTTGGGGCTCTGCCCCAGCAGGCGCACCAGCGGAATGCCCGTGGCCCCGGCAATCTGTTCAGCAAAAGCCAGCATGGCGTCGTAAATGCCCGCGAACGTAAAACCGGCCGTTGTGAAAGAATCGTTTCTGTCCAGCAGGGTGATGCCTTCATTGCTTTGCATCCGCCGGATCATTTCAAACTGCCGCATAAGCGCCTGTTCGGCCTTGCCGCCCTGCGCCAGTATGGCCCGCAGGCCTTCCACGCTGATAACGCGCAGGAAAGATTTATAGAGCAGATTGGCGCTGCCCTGGGTGGCGCTGTCATAGGCCAGCATGCGGTCATAGGCCTGTTCCACCACGCTGGCCCCCCAGTAGTTTTCCGACAGGCGCTGCTGGTACGGCAGCTCCACGCCGACGAACCGCAAGGCCCGGCTGTGATGCACCAGCTGCCCCGAGAGGCCGCCCCGGCTGTTGATGGTGTAGTAGGCGGGATAACCCAGCATCGGGCCGATATCCTCAATCATTTCCGTGCCGGGCGTCACCTGCCAGCGGTCCAGCACATACAGCCCCCTGAAACTCCCCCGGGCGATGCCGTCCACGTCCAGAGGCTCGGCCAGATCGTCACCGTCGATCAGCAGCACGGCCAGCGCCCCGCCATACAGCCGTGCCCACTTGACGGCATCGGACAGGCGGCCGGGACAGCCCGTGCGCCGGTGCTCGCGCAGCAGCTCATCCGCCTTTCCGGCATCCTCCGCGCCCCATTGAGCGCGGATGTCTATGCCGCCGCGCACCATGTCTTCGGCCACCACGTTGACCATGCGGCCCACCAGCCAGCTTGTGCGGTACATATCCTCAAGCTGCCGCTGGTCGCGCGAAAGGTATTGCCCCTGCACATAGGCGCTTTGGGCCAGCATATTCTCCTGAACAAGCCCGAGCCGGGCGGAAAAATTCTGGAAACCATCCTTCCAGGACGCGCGCCCCCGCGCGTCCTGGAAGGGATGCGCCGTCGCTTGCCGCAAACGTGGTTGCGGCTTCGCTCCCGCGGCGCGGCCCGTCGCCATCCTGGCGGCGGCAATGGCCGTAGCGTGTCTACCCATCGGCTAATTTCTCCCATAGACTGAGGCCGTGGCTTTTGAGATAGCGCAGGGCCTGGGTTGTGGCGTCCACCTGGACTTTCCGGAATCGCCGCGCCGCAAGCGTGGTTGCGGCTTGCTCCGCTTCGCACTTCGCCGGTGCGGCGAAGGCGATCAGGCGAACGCTCTCAATCATCGGCCAACCTCTCCCAGATACTGAGGCCGTGGCTTTTGAGATAGCGCAGGGCCTGGGTTGTGGCGTCCACCTGATCGTCATGCGCCCCGGCCGGAAAAGCCGTCAGCTCTTCCTTGTAGTCCGCGAGCCAGGGCGCGCGCTCGGGCAGGCAGACGTTGCCCGCGCTGAACAGGGCCGTGACCGCATAGGCGCGGGCGGTCTTGGAGCCGTCCGGCTCCACCGGCACCAGGCCGGGCACATCATCGCGCAGGGCATCCATGACCGCCGGGCCGTTGGCCTTGTCTTCGATCAGCACCGCCGCGGTTTCCGGGTGCCGGGCGCACATGGACAACACGGCGGCCTTGCTGGCTGTAAAACCCATACGGGCGCGCGTCTGCTCCAGCAAATAGTAATTGACGCCCGCTCGACCCCAGAGCTGGCCCACCACAAAGTCGCTGCCGTCCGTGTCCTTGAAAGTCATGTCCCAGGACTGGATGACCTCGTCAAAGCGCTCCGGCAGCATGGCGGGCGTCCAGGTCTTGAACCATGCCTCGTCAAAGATGTTGCCGCCGTCGGCCACCGGGCTTTGCTGGTACAGGGCGCTCCACTGGGTGGGCGAGAGTGTCTCCTTGGTTTCCAGCAGCTTTTCCAGGGGATGCAGTTCGGGTACCAGAGCCCGGCCCAGATCATCAACGGCCGGAAATTTGAGATGCAGCGCGCGGGAATTCTTTTTGGTCACCACGCCGACCAGATCATCTGTGGCCCAGCTGGTGGCCATGATGATATGCCCGCTCCGTTTGGACAGACGCGTCAGGAAAACCGTATTGTACCAGCCCTCAATGCCGCGCTTGACCGCGGATGAACGGGCTTCTTCCTCGTTCTTGATAGGGTCGTCGATAATGCCGATATCCACGCTCTTGCCGGTCAGCGGTCCACCCACGCCCGCGCAGATATAGTAGCCGCGCCGCCCCACGATATCGAAGCGGTCGGAATTGCGCAGGGCAAGTCCCTCCATCGTCACGACGCGCTTGGGATTCAGGGAGGATTCCGGAAACAGCGTCGCGTACTCCTCGCCCAGCATAATGCGTTGCACGTCCCGGTTCATGTCCCGTGCCAGGTCTGCGGCATAGGAGCAGGCGGCGATGCGCAGGTCGGGATTGCGCCCCAAGGCGAAGGGCGGAAACATGCGGGACACCAGCTGGCTTTTGCCGTGCTGGGGCGGGGCCTGAAAAAGATTCACGGGGCGACGGCCCGAGAGCACGCCCTCCAGAAAGATATCCAGCGCCGCGCAGACGGCGCGTGAAAAGTCACTGTGAATATAGTCCGGCATGATGTAGGACACGAAATCCGCCATGTGCCGCCGGGCCTGCTCCGCCCGCAGTACGCGGCGTTGCTGCTCCCGTTTCAGGCGGGCCGCCAGATCATCGACCGGCTGTTTACGCATGAGGGCCGTCCGCCGTCAGCTCGGCCAGCTTTTGGGCCAGCTCCTCGTCGGAAAGTTCCTTCAGTTCCGCCGCGCTGCCCAGTTCCCTGATCCGCGTCCGGATCTGTTCCTGCATTTCCAGCCGGGCGGACGCGCGGATTTTCGCGGAAAAATCCTGCTCAAGCCGCATTGCCTGGGAAAGATCGCGCAGGGAGCGGGCCGTCTTCTGGACCTCGCCCAAGTCCACCTTGGCACCGGGGTTAACCGTCTGCATCACCACAAAACGGTTGATCAGGCCGCGCAGCATCTCAATGAGCTGGCGGCCCTGGTCGCCTTCCACACTTTCCGGACCGAGTTCCTGGGCCAGCATCCGGGCCATTTCGCGGTTCTCGCGCATGGCCCGCGCCACTTCCTTGAAATTGTTGGAGTAGCGCCAGATGGCCGCCCTGGACGGCGCTTCGCCGTCGCCACAATGGGAGGATATGAAGGCATGCAGCTCGTCCAAGGTCATGCGCCCGTCCATGAGCGCCTGATCCAGCTTTTTGCGTGTATCCGGCGGCAGGCGCAGCACCGTGCTTTTGCGGCCCATAGCGAGCTACTCCCCGCGCCGGGGCCGCTTGACGCCCGGAGCCGTGGCCAGCCCCCTGGCGGTTTCCTCACCCCTGGCCGTCAGCCGCAACAGCGGCACATCGCCCATGTATTCGATTTTGAGCAGGCCCAGCCTTTCAAGGTACGCCGCGTCCTCCAGCACCCGCGCGCGGGACACCCGGTGGGCCATCATGGCCAGAGCGTCCTGCATGAGGCTGACGCTCATCAGGCCGTCGTCTTCCTCGTCCAGGAAACGCAGAATAACCAGGCGGCGGTCCTCGGCGGCCTTTCTCTGGAATTCCTCGTTGTGGCTCATCAATTTTTCTCCATGTGATATTCTGTAAACATATCCACAGCCCGCTCCAGCCGGGCCGTGGCGTGGGAAAGGCCCTCCACCTGCGCCCGGATGCCCTTGAGATCGCCCTCCATTTCCTTGAGGGAGATGGCAAGGCCCCGCACCTCATCGGACGTGGGCAGAGCGTCCAGTTTGAAGTCGATCTGCTGCAAGGCTGTTGTCCGGCTGTACTGGCGGTCTTCAATGGCGTCCAGGCGGGCGCTGACGGCGGCCTGGCGTGTCTCGAAGTCCGACCTGGTCACAAAAACGCGCTTCAGGCTCCACCAGCCCCAAAGCACAAGACCGGTGGTGATAGCCTGCAAAATGCCGGGCAGATGATCCCAGACCAGCGCGGAAACAGATTCCGTCATGGCCTGGACTCCGGAGCCGGTTGCGCTTCATAACAATCCAGCGCGTCTTCCAGCCCGGCCAGATAGGCCCGCAGGCGCGTGTCACGCAGTTTGAGGCGGGCGTACCCCTCACGCGACTCCAGAAACTCCAGGCCGGAGAGCCTGGGCAAATCAGGCTTGGCGGGCCGGGCGCAGCGCGCGGGCCGGATCATGACCGGGACAGGTTCCGGCGTGGGCTCGGCTCGCCCGGCGCAGCCGACCAGAGCCGTTGCCACGCAGAAGGCTATGGCTATGGACAGCAGCACCCTATAGAGGCCGGTCAAGATCAGTAAGCAAAGCGCGGCGCGTCGCATCGTCCGGCACTCCTGTTTTTTCCGCGTCGCTGAGGTCACGGGTTCGCATTTCGGTCAGGATGGCCTGCCATTGGTCCGCGTCAGCCTGGGCCGCGCTTTCCCGGTCAAGGCAGGCCTGGGCCTGTCCGGCCAAGGCCGTCTGCCCGGCGCGGGCCTGGTCCGCCGTCAGTTTCCAGGCGGCGGCCTCCTTGCGGGCGGCGGCCAGATCCTTTTCCAGCAGAGCAATGCTGGATTTGGCCCGCTGGAGGCGCATGTGTTGCACGGCGAAAGCGCCGCCGATGACCAGTACGCCGATCAGCACCAGGACAAATACCCTCATCGCAACCCCTCCCCCTCGGAAGGATCATAGGAGGCCAGACCGCCGCGCCCCAGCTCAAAGCGCAGTTGCGCGGCCTTGGCTCCCTGGGAGCCCGCCACCAGCGTCACCATTTCCCAGCTGATGGGCACAAAGCGGCCCTCGATGAAGCAGAAGGCCACCCACATGCCCAGCACCACCACGCAGACCAGCAGGGTGGTAATCCGCATGCAGGACCAGCCCCCGTCCTGGCATTGCAGGGCGTCAGCCAGGGCCGCGCGGGCGCTCATAAATATGCCCCGGTGCGCATCTGGCGGGCCAGCTCATCGGCGCGTCGGCCGACCTGGTTGGCCCACAGGGAATTGAGCATGCCGTCGGCCACGCGGGCATAGGAGGCGTGATCCTCGCGGCAGCCGTTTGCCGCGTCAGCGGCATTACGGATGGCGACAGCATCGCTAATGGCCGCGCGCAGCATGGCCAGGGTGTTCTTGAAGCGGAGCAAACCGTCCACGCCCATGTTGAAGGCCATGTTCAGCAGGACCTCGGCGCGGGGGACTTCCCCGATCTCGGCCAGGCGCACGAATTCCGGGCAGCGGGCCGCCAGCTGCCGCTTGCAGGCGTTCACTTCCTCATGCAGGGCGGTCGCGGCCTCTTCTTCGTTCCAGCGCATGCCGCGCGCCCGCAGGGCGTTGCGCAAGAGCAGGCCCTTCAGGCGGCCGGAACGGGCGGCACATTCCAGATCGGGATACGGGATGTATTGCGGATGGGCCTGAAGGTTGGTGCCGTAGCCGATGGTGCAGGCCCTGGCCGTACAGAGATAAGGCACGGCTCGGAAGCCTTCCTGGCGCTTGAGCTGGGCAATCAGGGGCGTTGTGGGGATGCTGAAAAGAGCGGACATGAAAAACCCTCCTGCGGCTGGTATGCCGTGGGAGGGTCTGAAGAAATACCCTGAACAATTTCAGGGGAAAGTTTTTTAGAAAAGAGAAAGCTGTCGCGCCCTGGGCCTGGCTGTGGCGGCAAGATGCCGCACATAACGTTCCGTCAGGCCCAGTTGCAGGGCAATATCCCCCGGCGAACAGCCCATGTCAAGTAAGGCAAGCGCGTCCGTCTTTTTGGGGGCTTCCCTGCGTCCGTTGGGCACGGTGATGCTTGTGCCGCCGTAGGCCGCGCACAGGGAACGCAGGGCGGGCAGGCCGATGATGGGGGCTAATTCGGCTTCCGGAGCGGCGCGCACGGGAATGTAGAGTGAGACGCCGCCGCGCAGGCGCGTCAGCACGGAGGCCGCGTCAAAGCCGACAATATCGGCCAACTCCCCGTAGCTGATCCAGGTGGTGGACATCAGTAGGCCCTCCGTCCGTTTCTCCGGGCGTCGCGGGTCAGGGCGGCAATGACCCCGCGCAACTGCTCGGGCGTGGCGTGCTCAAAGCAGCGCGTGACGCCGCCGGACTGGCGTTTGAGGATGGCCACGGCATAGCCCCAGGGCACGTCCGTGCCCTCCGCGCGGCCCTTTTCGGTAAGCTGCGCCTCAATCTTTTTCATCAGGGGTTCCCGGCCCAGATTATCGTTATCATTGGTCAAGGTAGCCGGGGTCTCTCTTTTCCGGCTGACGCCCCGCCGGGCGTGGCCTTTGGAGGGTTTGAAGCCGTAGCCGACCAGGACCAGCACCAGGCGCTTGAGATCGGTCAGCCCCAGGTCGGCGGCGCTGGCCGCGCCGAAATGGCCGTCCAGCAGGGCGCGGTATTCCTCTTCCGTCAGGCCGAGCTGCTTCTTGGCCACATGGATTTTCGCCAGCAGGACTTTCCGCTGTTCGGCAGCCTCCGTGCCGCGTTTTCTTCCGGCCGGAGCGGGCTTGCGGCAGCCGTCAGCGGGCCGGGCCTGCTTGTCTGAGCCGTTCACGGCGAAAGCCGTGTTACGGAACAGGACAGCATCAATGGCCAGAGGCGGGTCAGGCTTCTGTTCCGGGGCAGGGCGCTCCAGATCTCTGCCGGTTGCGAAATTGATAACGCGGGCGGCCATCAGCGCCCCCGGGACCGGCGCACGCGGCCCGGCTGGGCGGCGGGCGGCAGCAGGCGCACATCCGCGCAGTTGGCGAAGAAGCGGCGCCCCTGCGCGCTGACCAAGACATACCACTGGCCGTCATCGGCCCGGATGGGCATTGAGTACGTCCAGCCCTCGGCCGTTTCGTAAACATCCTCTCCCCGCCGGATGTTTACGCATATGCGCGCATCGCAGGGCAGGTCCGGCGAGGGTGCGTCCAGCAGCGGCACGCCGCACAGGGCGTCGGCCAGCAGAGCGGACAGGGCCGCCCGGTCCACAAAGAGGGGATTGCCGTCATAGCCGTTGCGCCAGATCCGGTTGACGCGCACCCGGTACGCGCCTTCCGGTCCGCCGTAGATGGCGGCCGGGGAAAGCTGCACGCGCACGGCGCGGCCATGAATTTTCAATAGGCAGGAGGCGGTGATTTTGCGCTTGTCCATAGCTAACTCCCTATGGCGCTTATTGACTTTTGTGTGGACGTATTGAAAATTATATATAAATAGGGAGGGAGGGCATGGTCACGCGTCTTAAACGGATTATGGCCTGGATATTTATAGTACTTGGAGTATTGCTGGGGCTGATAAGTATCTTCCCGGCGGCAGGAACGCAGACAGGGGAAGGCGCTAAAGCTGTTCTGATCATCGGCATTCTGATGGTGGTGGCGGGTATTGCACTGTTGTGCGGGAAGGGAAAAAATGAATACTTCCCGGTAGCTGGGGTGAAAAAAGGTAAGCCCGCGCCATATTCCACGAAGAATTGTCCAGAATGTGATGCACGTTTGCCGTTGAAAGTTAATGTCTGCCCTGAATGCGGACAGAAACAGAAAGATAATAATTCCACCTGTTCCGGGGGTGTGAGCACCGCAGCCGAAGCCCGTTCTGTTTTTGCCCAAGAAAAGCGCAACGCCAAAAGCGTCGACAGCCCCGGCTACATTTGGCGGTCTATCGTTGATGGCACGGTATGCGAACGCTGCGCCAACAATAATGGGCATCGCTTTTCTTGGGACGAAGAGCCGCCAGGCGGCCATGCCGGGGCCAAAGCCCGTTGCCGTTGCTACCCGGAAACCATCATCCCTAAATAGTTTTTTTGCGCCCCGCCCTGTGCGGGGCTTTTTTTCATTGGCGACGTTTAGTTTGAAAATTTTTCTTGACGAAACATAAAAACATGTTTTTATGTTTTCCGAAGGAGGTGTGATGCAGAGAAAAAATGTGGCGTTCCCTGTCACAGAGGAAGAGCATGCGAAAATCAAGCAGCTGGCCGCGAAACAGCGCCGAACCATCAAGCAACTAATTCTTGATGCGCTTGATAAATTGTATCCGAACTGGAACAGGGAAGAAAAAGAAAACGGCTCCAAGTAGTACTGCGAATACCACTTGAAGCCTAACCGAAACACTACATCGGAGGTAGTGAAATGGCTGTAAACACAGTATCTGATCTTACGGTCTTTGACAAGGGAAAAGAGCTTAATTTCATTGAAGAAAACGGCGAAATCCTGTTCACCGCCGAAGAGGTGGGCAGGCATCTGGGCTATGGCAATCCTGCCGATTCCATCAATCTGCTTTTCCGTAAGAATCAAAGTGAATTGAAGCATTACGCAGTTGCGATCAAAACAATCGCAACTGACGGTAAGTCCTATGAAACACGCGCCTTTTCCGAAGAAGGCGTCTATATCCTCTCCATGCTGGCCCGCACCAATGAGGCCAAGAAATTCCGCGCCCGCGTGGCCCTGCTGCTGCGCCGTCTGCGGCGTGAACGGGCCGCGCAGGCTCTGGAACTGGCCCGACAGGCGGGCTATGCCCAAGGCCGGGACGAGGCCCTGGCCCTGCCCGCCGCCAAGCTGGAGCGGCAGGCGGCTTACCTCTCCGGCATGAAGGAGGGCAAGCGGCTGGCCGAACGGCGCGACGGCCTGCGCCTCGTCACCCGCGCCAAGGGGTATCTTGAAAAAGGCCTGACCAAGGCCGACGCGGCCCGCTGCCTGGGCATCAGCCGTCAGTACCTGCGCAAGCTCCTGCTCCGCGCCACGGCCCTGGGGGTGTAGCATGCGGTTCAGAGATAAAAACGACCACCCAGGAGATCGGATATCTGACGTCAGAAACACACTGATGTTTTTGTGCGATCTTCTTAACGCGCTGCCGCGCGACGAAACGCTGGAGCTTCCGCTTGACAGCCGTGAAGGCTTGGGAGCGATATTGTTCGCCTGCGCGGTGACATTGGATGACATAGAATAATCCTTCATCTAGGGGGCTTCGGCCCCCCTTTTTTATTGGCTGCTCGTCGCGGTAGCCGTTGGGCGGCAAAGCCCCCTTACGGATACCGACAGCAGAGATAGGCCGGAACCGCCACGCTCCGGCGACGCCCCTATTCCACGGGCGGACGGTTTCGCATTATGCCTCCTCCGGCAGTTTTTCCTTTGCGGTATCGATGAAAAACGCATCACGCTGCTGGCGCTTCACACCCACCAAGGCAAGACGCTCGTCCGGCCAGCCCAGCAGCACGTCCCTGGCCAGCTCCTCCTTGAGACGGATGCCGTCGGTCAGCCCCAGCTCGCGCAGTTTGTCCAGGCTCATGGCCTCAGTGACGCCGCGCTCCAGCACAATGGAGGGCGTGGAGAGCCGAAAGCCGATCTTGCCATAGCCCAGATCCAGGGTCCGGGCCTCACGGAAGAGCGTGCCCTTGTTCAGCTTGGCGAACACGCCCACGGCGTCGGCCAGCTCCTTGCGGCGCATCCGCAAGCCCTCCGCCCGCGCTTTGGCCGCAGCCTTTGCCGCGTCGATTTCCGCCTGCATGTCGGCCTCAATGGCCTGCACCTTGCGGTCCAGGGCGGCGATCTCGCCCACGGCCGCCGTGGCCTCCTCCAGACTGGCCACAATCAGGGGATCAGGTTTATGCCGCGCCATTACGCGCACCCGCCAGAGGCCTGCTCCGCGCTCAGCGGCGGGCGGTCCATCAGCCGGACCGCGCTGTCCGGGATCAGCCGTTTTTCCAGCTCCCTGGCTTGATCCGCCGCGGCGTCCAGATTCCGGCGACACCGGCGCACCAGGTCCGCGTTGTCCGGGTCCAGTCTGCCCATCACCTCGCCGAGAGCCGAGCGGATGCTTTGCAATTCCTCATGCAGCATGGTTTTTCTCCTTTGACAGATAGTGGCGGCAGCCGTTGCGGCAGGCCCGGTAAACAGCCACGGCCAGAGGGTTCACGGATGTAAACGGTTTCCGCTGTTCCTCGCGGCACTGCGCCGCGCTGATCAGCCCCAGGGCCGGACATTCCAGAATTTCGGCCATGAGCATGGCGCGCGTGCGCTGCTCCACAAAGCCGTAACTGGAATGGTGTTTATGATTGATGGCAAGACTCAGCAGGGCCGGGCTTGTCCTGAGCTTGGCCGCCGTTCCGCGCACGCCGTGCGCGTCGCAGGTTTCGGCCAGGCGCAGCACCCATTCGGGCAAATCCGCGCCCCAGGCCGCGCGGGCCTTGTCCACATTGCCTTGCCTCAGCATGACGCGCCTTCCGCGTCGTCCAGGGCGCTCTGGATGTCCTGCCCGACCACGATTTCGCCGGTATTGGCGTCAAAGAGTTGTTTGACGCTCAGGATCTGCGGGGCTTTGGCCCCGGTGTCGCGGATGAAGCGATAACGGGCCACATCGCCTTTTTCGCGGGGCAGAGGCGTGAGATAGCCGCCGCGCGCAAGCCACTGGCAGTATCTGAGCGCCGCGCCGGGCGCTATGGGCGCTTCCGGCAGGGCCGCATGCACCACCAGATCCCGCACGCTGAACACGCGCAGAATTTTCATGGACTTCCACATGCGGCTCTGCGCGCTTTCCCGCGGTATGCTACCGTCCCGGCGCACACGGGGCGCGTCCACGCCCAGATCGCGCTGCAGGCGGTATACCGTGAAGCAACCGGGCGAGGCGGGAGGCTTCGCGAAAAGGATGTCCGCACGGACCAGTCCCAGAAGATAATCCCTGATGTTGTAGGCATGGCGGTCCACTCCGGCGGCGCGTGCCAGTTCCGGCACAGTGAAGTGTTTCAGCTCGCGCATGGCCGCCCAGAGTTTTTCCCTGGTGGTCAGCCTGCCCGCAGGGACAAGACGGGCTTTCCGTCGGGCGCTCATCAGCGTGTCCTCACCGGGGCATCGCCCGTGTACAGGTCACGCTTGCCCCAGGCGGCCAGGCCGATTTCCTTGCGGCCCAGTTCCAGACCGGCCTGCTGCGCCCGCTCCAGATTGACGCAGATGCGCCGGGCCACGCCCTTGCTGCCCCCGTGGATATGTGCCAGCAGATCGTCCGCCACGGCCACGCGGTCGCAATAGAGGTCGCGCAGGGCGCGGGCGTCATCCATGTCAGCGTATTGCGCGGGCACCCATTCCAGTACTCGATTGTGGATGCGCTCCCAGCGGGACAGACTGGCGGGCAGATGTTCCTCGCCGATCAGCAGGATGGCCGCGCCGCTGGCCTCGTAAATATCCCGCACAATCTCAATGCTGCCCTTGGCCACCAGGTGATCGCATTCATCCACGATCAGCGGGCGGCGGCTGGCGGCGAGCTGCCCGGCAACCTGTTCTTCCATCTCGTAGATGGTTTTGGCGGGTACAATGCCCATGACCTTGAGAATGGACTGATACACGGCCTTGCGCGTCCATGAGGACTTGGCCTGCACGTAGTAGGCTTGCAGCTGCACGGTGGCGACGGTGGCCGCCGTGCTTTTGCCCAGGCCGGAAGGCCCGTACAGCACCACAATGCCGGGCAGATGCGCCGGGCGTTTCATGGCCCCGCTCAGCGCGCCCAGGGTCAGCCCCACGTTGGCCAGCGGCGCTTTGCCGGACAGATTGACATTCGTGGGTGTTGCAACCATTATAAAAACCTCCTTTGTACAGGGCGTGTCCGATGACGTGTGCGGGCGCGTCCTGTTTTATTATTCGTTGACGGCCTGGCGCAGAGGCTCCAGCATGGCGAAGCCCTTGCAGATGTTGCTGCCTGAAAAAATTTCCATCCATTCCCGCTGCCTGGGCGGGAGCTCCTCACCACGTTGCGCCCTTTCCCGCAGCTCGCAATAAAGTTCGTATTTCTTCTGTCGAGTGGCGGGCAGCCAGTCCGTAATTCTGTCTTCCTGGGCTATCGCCTCCTGCGCCAGGGCGCGCGCGGCATCGGCCGTGGCCCCGCCATGCACGGGCGCGACCCTGTTCACAATACTTGCGGCTTCGGCCGCCGAGGCGAGCGCCGGGCTCTCATGCGCCACAACCTCATGCCCGGCGGGCTCCGTATTGGCCTCAATGACTGCCGCGCGATCCCGGAACATATCCATAATGTCCTGATGCGCGTTTTTGGCGTTTGCGGCTTCGGCGGCCTTGTCCAGCCTGCGCTTTTCACCGAGCACATAGGCCCGCTGGCTGCGCCGCATGTCTCTGGCGAGCCCGGCACGCTCCTCGGCGGCCAGGCCGGTGATTTCCACGGCCTGACAAGCAAACTGAAGCACGTCGTTTTCGTCCTCTCTGAATATCCAGGCGCGCGTCCGGTCAGCGGGGTCAACGCGCACCTGTGCGCGCTGCCCGATATACGGGCCGAGGGCCGCGTGGGCGTAGCGCATGCGGTCCATACGGACGCCCTCCTTGGTAATCTTCCGCCAGCCGCAGTCCATGAGCAGCACGTCCAGAGCGCGCTCCTGCTCCGGCGTGATGCGCCGCACTTCGCCGTCCCACGCCTGGCGGACCTCCCAGGGGGTCATGCCCTTGAGCTTGCCCTTGAGGCCGCCGTGCGGCTTGTGGCGGTACACGTTGTCCGTCCACTCGTCGCAGAACTTTTGCAGATCTTCAGGACTGGCGGCCATGCTCAGTTCCTGCGGCTTGTTGCGGTTCATCAGGCGCTTGGCGAATGTTTCGCGCTCGCGGATTTCCTGGCGCGTCGCCACATTGTGGCCCAGGTAACAGGGGTAGATCGGCAGAAGGTGATGGGAAAAGGTGTGGAAGACGCGCTCAATGGCGGGTTTAAGCTCCGGCCTGAAAGGCGGCAGAATGGTGGGCATGATGCCCAAGCCAACGAAGACGCCCTGTATGTACGCGCCCACAAATTCCTTGCCGTTGTCTGTCACGGCCTCATCCGGCACACCCCAGTCCAGCAGGCAGCGCCGCGTCAGGTTCGCCACCGTCCGCCCCGTGCTGCGCTCGGCCACTTCCAGCTTGAGCTCGCGGCTGTAAACATTGATGATGCCCACAATGGTGTAGCGTTTGCCGTCGTTGAGCATCAGGTCCGCCGGAGTGCCGTCGTATTCCCAGCGTTGGTTATATTTTGTTATCAGCTCATAAGCGTCGCCCGCGGCCGACTGGAGTCTGCCGCGCCAGCGGTCTGGAGCCGTGATGAAAATCGCTACTGACTCGTTCTGTCGTTTCCATTCAGCCAGCCAGGCCTGGACCCGGCGCAGGGAGGGAATTTCGATCTGCGCGCCCTTGTGCGCCAGGGCCTGCATCTGTTCATGAATGACCCGCGCGCTGGCGTGCGGATTCCTTGCGAACATGCCCAGGATGATGTTTTCCACCATCTCCTGGCTGTCGATCACGCCCTTGCCCTTGCGGTGCCGCCCGTAATTTCCGGCCAGAGAGGCCGCGCCTTCCTTCCGCGCCCGTGAGTCCCAGCGCATCAGCGAGCTGCGGCAAACCTCCGGCAATGCCTCGCGCACCCAGGGCTCCACGCTGATTTCCCCGGCATTGTAGCGTTGCGCAAAGGCGTCCAGCGCCCGGGTATAGGCAAGGCGGGCGTTTACCGTAAACATCCGCGCCGCCAGCACCACCGCCGCGCGGGCCTCGGCGCGCTTTTTGGCCGCTCCGGCAAGAGAGAGTAAAGAGGGGGCCGCCCCTGCACCGCCTTTTTGGGCGTCAGGCGCTCCAGGGCGCTCGGCGGCTCGTGGCGATGCGGGGGTGGCTAAGCCGGAGGCCGTGGAGAGGCGGCACGGTTCCGGCTGATGTCGAGATGTGCAGACGTGCGCCGCCAGGGCCAGGCGCGTCGCCTCCGGCATGGAGGACACCAGCCACTCATGCCCGCCGCCGCGTCCCGCGCGCGGGCGCGACTGCCAGTCTTCGCGGTGGGCTTGGATTTGCACAGCCCTCTCAGTCATGCCACGTATTTCAGCAATTTCTCTGGCGGTATAAGCATTCTTCATGCCTTCATCTCCAAATTTTCCCCGGCTTCATGTGCCGCGCCGGGGTGCGTCCCGCCCGAGGTGTGAAGGGCGGAATTCGCTGTTGCTCTGCGCCCGACTAAGTGGCTGCGTCGGGGTCTACACGGGCGCGGTAGCCGTTGCCGCGCAGCGGCTTGCTTGAGCCGTTCACGGTGAAGCCGTGTTACGGATCAAGACAGCATCGCTACGGATAGCGACAGCCTGCTGCGGTAGCCATGCGGGATTGGCCCGCTTTAATGTTTCCGGCCCCTCTGGTAGGGTTGTGGGAGCCTTCGTACACACTCCGTCCCGGAGCCGCTCCGGGAAAGCCAAGGGAGCCGGAAATATGAGCATTGATATGGTGCTGACTGTAAAAATACTTGAGTATCTTTCCTCCATGTCGCCTTGTACGCTTTCTTCGAGCGATTTTTCGGCTCTACAAAAACTGGCTGATGGTGATGAACTGAAATTGGCCCGTCATCTTCGCTACCTTGAGGGCCACGGCTTTATTGAAAAAGGGAGTGTTGTCTTTTCCGCGAGTTTTCCCATGATTAACGTGGCAAGCCTTTGTATTACCCAGTCCGGCGAAGATTATTTGATGTCAGAAGGTGGATTGACCGCATATAAAAATACCATCACGGTACGTTTTCATGCTGAGGCCATAGCGCTCATTGAGAGGGCAATCCTCAACTCTGATCTAGCCCCTCAAGAAAAGACATCGTATTTATCACGCATTCGAGAGCTTCCTTTTTCCGCCACAGAACATTTGCTGAAACGATTACTGGACTTGGGGCTGAGGCATGTGCCGGACGTAGTTCAACTGGTACAAAAGTTTCTTCTATAGTGTTGCGGGGCTTGGACGCCCGCTCTGCGAACTCGACCCTTTGCTCTTCCGTCAGCCCTTTTATGGGGATCAGTTCTTCCTCATGGGGCAGCCGGCTCCTATTGGTGAAGCGACACCAACCGAGCCCCTCTCCGAGCTGTATCCAAAAGTCGGGACGGTCATGGTTCAGGTAGATGATCATCCCCCTTTCTTTGATGATGGCCGCACGAATAGACACTTCTTCAACCTTCATGCTACGCCGCCTCCTTCCCGGCCATCCGCCGGGGGTCGAAAAGATACTTCTCCGGCACGCCCATATCCCGCAGGGCGTCCAGAATGCGCGGGCTGTGGCTCTTTCCCGTAATCGTCCGGCTCATGGCCGCGGTGGATATGCCCAGCTCCCGCGCCAATCCTGCGGAACTGGTCCCGCGCCGGGCCAGGGCCTCATGGATGCGCCAGCTGTAAAAGCAGCGGCGCTCGCCGCATGTGGCGCGGGTAATGGTGCTTCCGGCAACGTTATTCATTACAGACTGGCCTCCAATGCCTTCTTGCGCTTGCGCGCGGCTCGCATCTCCGCGTCCAGCTTGCCCAGATCCCTGAAACGCCGATCTTCCTCGGTCATCAGATCCAGCCCCACGCTTCTGAGCATGGCCCTCAACGGGGCCGGGTCCTCCGTGGCCAGATAAAAGGCCAGTACGGCCAGGATGGACGGAGGGTGGCTTTCATCCGAGGGCGACAACCACTTGTCCAGGGTGTCTTTGCTGATGGACCGGACATTGCCCGCCGTCAGCCGTATCCCGCTGGCTCCGGCCACCGCGTTGAGCCTGTCGGGCAGCGCCTTCCGGCAGCCGTCTCCCTCCGGCGCGCCCGCCACCGCGCGCATGGCCGCCTTGATGGCGGGCATGGCGCCGGCAAGCGGGGCGCAGTGATCAAAGAGGGAGGCTTGACGCATAAGGTTTCCTTTGCCGTGTCCAAATCTGACGTAGGCGTGGACGTTGACCTTGGTGCGGGGCGGCTGGTAGGATTAACTTGCTGAGTGAATTACTAACCGCCCGCAAGAGTGTTTTACGTTTTTAAATGAAAAATTTCAACCGAAAATTTATTTCGGGGTTAAATATTTTCATTTTTAATGTAATTCATTTTATTTATTAGTTTTATTTGCGTCGGGCGTTTCGGAGTTTATTTCGGAGTTCGACGTGGAAAGATCGAAACCGTTTGATGTTATCTACGAGAGGTTGCTCGAAGCATCAGGCGCAAAGACTGATTCAGAGCTTGCGCGCGTCTTGGGGATCAGCCCGCAGTCAGTAAATGGAGCTAGGGAGAGGGGCAACGTGCCACCGGCCTGGATTCAATCTTACGCTGAAATCTCAGGTGTAAGTAGCGACTGGCTGTTTTTTGGGCGCGGCCCCATGCGCCCCAGCGAACCCGTTGCTCAGTCAATACCCTCTGTCCATCCGGCGGTTCCGCCTGCCCCGGAACCCGTGCCACAGGTGGCTTGCCCACGTTGCGCCAAGCTGGAGGCCGAATTGGATATTGAGCGCCAGGAACGGCGCGATCTTGCTGCGGAAAACCGCCAGCTCTGGAAAAAAAACGCAGAACTGCGCGAGCGCCTGGCCCGTTATGAAGAACGCGCCATTAAACCGGACATGGAAGAACCTGATCCGGGTGATCGCCCTCTTGCTTGA